ACCACTATTTGCAGGGTCATCTTGGTTACCATTAGTACCAATTGTATCCCCACTGAAAATATCGAACTTAGAAGTCGATAGCGTAGGGATACGTGCTGCATTTAATGTTCCGACAGTTATGTCTGCTGCATTTAGTGTTCCACGTATGGTAGCACCCTGAAACTCAGCAATTCCTGTATCACGCGCAATCTTCCAGCCACTTGTTCCAGATACAAAGTTATCTGACTCAATGTCAGCAGCAACTTGAATAGCTCCAGTAGCTGTAGTAAACACAAGGGTCTGTGCAGCTGTTGTACCGTCAATGGTCACTGTAAAAGCAGAAGACCATTCCTGTACAGATGTATCAGTTAGACTAATGGTTGGCTGAACCGTTGACCAGCCAGTAGTAAGCCCGGTAAAGGTTGCAGTTGCCGTATTATAGCTTGTAGCAGTAGGGTTTCCCGGTGAGGTATTCCGTAGAGTACCAAAGTAAACCCTACCAGTGATGACTGTATCACCCGCCGCTCCACTTGTGGGGTCTGATTGAACTACAACACCACCAGTACCAGTAGAAAATGCAGACTTGTTGCCTGAGTAATCAACAGCCTTCACGAAGTAAAAGAGGGTTGCTCCACCTGTTAAGCCAATGTGTGTAAACCCTGTCCCCGCTGAAGTACCAACAGCGGTTGCTCCAGTAGTTGAATTGGTTGTATTAACATAGACCTCAGTAACTTTAAAGTCAGCATCTGTTGGGTTTACCCAAGATATAAAGTTCGACAGTATGCCGCCAGTTCCTGATACAGAAGTTGGTATTCCCGGTGCAGTAAGGTCACCCCCACCAGTAAAGTTAATACCGACGAATGTACCTTGAACCCCATTAACACTAACAGCACGAACCCTAAAGTTGTAGAGCACTTGATCTATAAGTGGTGACAGTTCTATGGTTGTATTTGTAGTTGTGGTACTTGCATAGTCAGCATCAGCAGCAGCCTTCCACTGTACTTCATAGTAAGATAAGAAGTAGTTTGGTGCAGCGGTCCACGACAGAATAGCAGAGTTAATGAACGTACCATCACTTGTGAGTTTACCACCAGCAGTTGTAGTTAACCCTGATACCTGTAAGCCACCGAAAGGGCTTGGTAGGTTAGTGTTGTCACGTTCATAGGCTGCACCATCATCAACTTCATCGTACACACTATCAGCAGTTTCTCTGAGTGTTAACTGAGTTTGAAGGTCAAGGCCATCAGTTAAGCCGAAGTTCCAAGATACTACTTCAAACTCTTTATTAGTCCACTGAAAACGAGTGTTACTTAGACGTACATTATCACCCACCTGGACTCTTAAGGTCTTTAGTCCGAAGGAAGCGGTAACTGTAAGTTGTTGTCTGTTACGCTCTAGTGTAATTCTAGCGATACGCTTAGCTTCAATAGAGTTATCAGTAAAGGTCAAGTCAACATCAGCTACAGATACTTGGTTGTTATCAGCAGCCAGTGAAGCTGTACTAGTTACCTGTGGGTAATCTGTAGTTTGCCAGTTACTCTCTGCACCACGGAACGTACCCTTAACTGTGTTAAAGTTACTTCTACGGGAGTGTCGTGTAGACACATTGATAGTAGAACGTAGATCGTCCTCATTGAGGTCCAACACAGGGGTAGTCCAATAGGCTGGCTTCATGCGCCACTTACCCTGAGAGTACCACAGGCTGCCATCCATAGAGGTCAGCATAGCGTTAATCATTTCGTATGGAGTAGAGGCTGTAGTGAAGGCACCATTACAAGTGTAACGTGTTGTACCAGCGTCTGTGTTAGTCTGATCACATACACCAGCAGCGGAGCTAACTAAAGTATCATCAATGTTGCCAGCTATTTCACTTATGCCATAAGATGATGTGAGGTAATCACGAATACACAAGGCTGGGTTATCTGACCATGATGTACTATTACTACGTGGATCAAAGACCTTCTTACCCTTAACGATAACAGTAAACTCTGGGATACCGTCAGGGTACACATCTTGGTTGTACTCCATGCGGAGATACATATAAGCAATGCCACTCAGTTTACATGAGCTTGTCCAGAGACTATTAGACTCAGATACAAGGGTTGTGTCAGCAGCTTGAGTAGGAGAACCCAGATGAAATTTAACACGTAGCTTACCATTGTAGCGAGTAGAAGTAGTTCCATCTGGTTCTACTACTGTGGGTATGTTACCGTCTGTGGCAATGTCAGCAAAGTTTACATAAGACTCATTGATGTAGAGTGTATCAAAAGACTGTATCTCATGTCCAGCGACAGCAATGATCCTGTGAAGGTATTGGTTTGTTGTACCTGTAGACTCATCATAGATACGAGCACCACCAACACGCATCTTACCATAGACTACCTGATGGTCTAGTGCAGTGCCGATAGCTGTGGTTTGATATCCCCGGTTACCCCCTATGGAAGGCTTAGGTGTAAGTGCGCGTAGGGCTGCACCAAGGACTACTGTTGTAATAAGGCCCACAGCGAAAGCGGATAAGCCACCAAAGAGTGCTCCTCCGACAACTGTTCCAAGAATACCCGCGCCAATAGCAGTGAAGACAACCATGTTATAATACCTTTTCGTATTTAGTTTCTACCTCTTGGTATCCCATTCTAGTAAGGAAGTTTCCAATCGGGTTCTTTACAGAGGAAGACGCTAGAACCCTATAGATTCCGTCATCTTTAATACAGGTCTCCACAAACTTAAACAGACGTTTACCAACGGTAGACTTTCTGTAGTCCTTGTGTACATACACTGCATCGTAGACAGCCATAGGATCATACTTAGATGTTAAGGGTGCTGCAATAATGACTACGAAGTAGCCTATCAACAGACCTTCCTTCCTAGCGGTAAAGAACTTAAGTAGTCCCCCTTCCTCTAGTCTAGCGTATGCGTCCCAGTCTATGTGTAAGTCTTGTGTAGGGTGACCAGACTCGTCCCATTCTAGGAGAGCCAAGGGAGTTACTTCTTCTTCAGCAAGCATCAAAAACTCTTGTTGATAAGTAACCATTATTCAGCCACTCTGCCCCAAGGTATCTTCTTGTCCTGTAGGTCCTCAAGGAAGTTTAACCCATCGTCATTAGGGTAGACAGACTTCTGATAGCCAGAGGTAAACCTAGCAACCCTAGCTCTCTCAAGATCAATAAGCCTGTTCTCCACAGCCAGCTCAATAGTAGCTGTCTCAACACCCTCTTCGATGTTCATCTGATCCATGTACCCTGAGAATAACTCGTTGAATACATCCTCACCATTAATACCGAAGTAAATCCTAGCCTCACGGCCTTGGTAAGGCTCTGTCAATGCCAAAGCGATTAGATTTGAAGGGATACCACTCAAAGTGATTGATGCACCCTTAACGCTCATCTCAGAGGTTTCTTCGATAGATGAGATACTCAGGAGTTGACCTAAGCCAATCCACGTAGTTCCATCAGCAAGGGTTAGTGTGCCTTGACCTGTCCACATCCTTATGATGCCACCAGAAAACGAAAGCTGAACGGCAAAGAAAGGGTAGACTTCGGGTTGTGCTATTGCAGTTTTTGTTGCTGCTGTTAAATCTCTTGACATGATGTTACCTTATTATACGATAGCTTCTACAGCCTCAAAGGAGATGCCGTAGGTAGAAGCATTGTTGATTGACCATGAAGTTAGGTTGGTGCTTAGTCGGAATACACCTTTAGGGGAATTAAAGACTGCTGTTGCACCATTGTGATTGCCACGTAGTGCAGGCCATATCTCTAGGTTAACTGTAGTAGCGGTACCTAAACCAGTTACGTCCTTTAGAACTGTGTGTAACTTAGAACTAGCGCCTGTACCAATTTGAATGTAGTCACCAGCTTTAAGGGTACCTGTCATATTGGCAGTAACAGTCTCACCCCCAGCAGACCCACTTAAAATAAGACTGCTGCAAGTGCCTTGTGGTGTAGCGTAGTCAGGGTCACCCAGTAGAAATGTGCCAGCTTGACCCTTAAGGGCTACCAGCATAGACTTCCATTGTGCAGCCTTATCACGATGCACTGAGGCAATACTAACTGAGGCTTCCCACCTTTGCCCACCGTGGGAAATAACTTGCTGTTTATAGGTGAAGGGGGACTGAGAGACAGCTACAGCATTAACAGCCCTAAGCTCAATACTCTCAATCCCTATGGATGTTGGTGTCGCTAGTGGATAGGTGATTGCCATTGATTATTCCTTTAACCGAAGACTGACTTCATTTGACCACCACGACGACGATCATTCATTATTGATGCTTTAGCAGCTTGAGTTAAAGCTGGTTGTGCTTGTTGAATTGTCTGAGTAACAAGTCTCTTAGTGTCCTCAGATGTATTGGCTGAGATGTTGTAGTTGTTAGTGACATGAGTACTACCGCCACCACCTTCCATCTGTACACCTAGCTTACCGTTAGCACCACGCTTGAGTGGCATGATAGCTTCAGGACCAGCTTCTCCCATGAGGCCAGTCTTACCGCCTGCCATAGCAAAGTTAGTGGGGCCATTAACGACACCACCATTAGCGTAGGCTGTAACTTCTTTCCCACCACTAAAGGCACCGCCATCAGCAAAGAACCCACCAGCAAAAGTCTTGATTGCTGCGATAGCCACTTGCATGACATAAACCTTGTATAGTTCCCTAACAACTTCAGCAGCCATAGTCCTGAATGCATCACTTACAGACTTAGTGCCATCAGACATAGCCATAAAGGCATCGCCCATTGACGTTTCAATAGTAGCTGCTAGTTCCTCTTGTGCCCTCTTAGCTTCTTCTATGACGCGGATACGCTCTTCTTCAGCCTTCTGTAGCTTCTCTACAGCAACGACTTCAGCCTCTAGCTTTGCAATAGCTGATGTTGACCACTTACTCTGGTCTACACCTAAGGCATTGAGTACACGTTTCCTAGCTGTAGTCTGACCAACAAGCGCTCTCTCTAACTTGAGTTGCTTCTGTAGGTCTGCATAAGGGTCAACGACCTTCTTCGTCTTCTTTTTATCGTCTTTAACGTAGTTAGGTATGAACTTCCCCTTCCCACCAAATGGGTCTAAGGGGTTCTTCTTCATAAACAAGTCTTGCTGCTTTATTAGCTCAAGTCTGTCTTTCTCTGACTGTTTGATATCTTCCAGAATCATCTTTTGATCCGTAAGATTATCAGTAAGTAGCATAAGCTCTTTACCTTGCTCTTTAGTAATTTGCTGAGACTCTACTTGCAGTTGTATCTTTTGACGGGCTATAAGGTTCTGGATGTAGAGTTTATCTTCGTACTGCTGTTCCAGATTTGCTTGCATCAGGCTAAGATCAAGGGTTTGCTTTTGCGAAGAGAACTTAGCTTCTTGACTAACGACAAGCTTCTTTTCTAGCTCTGCCAAATCCTCTTTAGCCTTTAGTTCCTTTTGCGTCAGTATCCCACGAGCTTTTGAAAGCCCATTTATAACAGATTGGCTTCTAATCCTAAGCTCTTCCTGACGCTGCATCTCTCTTAGTGCTGCAAGCTCTAAAGTAGATTGGGCAACAAGCTTCTTAGCATCCTCAACCTTATCTTCCTTACCAAAGCCAAAAAGACTAGCTAGGTCTATGCCACCAGCAGCGCCTTGACCTATTAGGGCAGCGCCTGTAGTAGCTTCTTCAAGGGCTTCCTTAGCCAACCTTAGCTTCTCTACAGACTTGTCAATCTGTTCACTAAAAGTCATCTCATCAACACTATCAAAGCCAGATGCAAGGAACTGTATTTCATTACGAAGCTCTTGTACTTTTTCTCTAGCACTTTCTAGGTTTGCTTCATAGGTCTTAAGTCTTTGGCTTGCTACATTTGTCGCATCATTTACGTCCATGAATGACCTAAGTAGCATAGTACCAACAGCTAAACTGATACCAACAACAGCACCAGCAACACCGGGAAGCAAGCCAGCTAACTGAGTACCCTGTTGACCAAAAGCAACAAGGGCAGAGGTGCCAGACTGTACTTGTACAAAGAAGTCACCGACCTGATAACCAACCTGTTGGGCATACATACCAAACCTATTGGTTGACTTACCAGCCATGTTAGTAGCTTGAGTCATCCTAAGTTGATCAGCGGTTAACTTACGTACAGAAGCAGCGTAAGTCCTAACTTCAGAGTTAGCCTTATTGTAAGTCCCACCTAAACGGGACATTTGCTTTGCCTGCCTGTTTAACTCACCCGCATATCTCTTAGCGGTAATGTCACCCTTACGGAAAGCAGCTTCAATAATAAGGATATTGCGCTCAAACTTCTTCTGTTCCTTTTGAGTCCTTATCAGGTCCCTGTCGTCAACGCCAATTACTAATCTGATATCGTCAGCCATTTGCCACCCTTAAATATTCTAAGTCTACTCTTTTGACAGCCTCAATTTCCCAAGGCTCAATAGATGTTTCAGTTAGTTCTTTCCATGCTTTAATCTGCTCAAAGGTTATCGGTGATGGGCCACTAAAGCCTGAACCCCTGCTGGAGCTTAAAGTAATGAAGGTAGACCAGATGTGAGATATTAGTATTGGAAAGGTGGTCGGGGGTTCCAATTCCTCTAGTCTCAATCCGGTCTGAAGCTCCACTTGTTCAAGATGTTCTCGTTCTGTGATGCCGTTCTGATCTGGCCTGTTGAGTTTAAACTGGTGCTTAGACCACTCAACAAGCTGACAGATCAGACCTTCGTAAAATCCAGAGAGTCAGTAACAACCTCCTCAATTTGGTTTTTAATCCAGAAGACCTCTTGGTACAGTTCCTTAGCCTTAGCAACAGTTAGCTTAGGTTTTTCACCACCATAGGTAATGTCCCAAGACTTAGTTACTTTAGATAGAACCTCCAGCGTAGCTTCCTCAATATCTGAGTAGTCAACCTCTTGAGACTTACTCTTCTGAGCCTTCTTAAGTCGTTTGCTGATTTGTTCGTGTTGGCACTTCTTGTATTCTTTAGAATGGGGCGCAGCAATAGTAACTGTCATAACTGTGCCATCGTCATTCTTTAGTGCTTCACCTGTTGAGGGATGCGTAATCTCAACAACAAGATCGTCTAAATTCGGTGTCAGGTCTTTTAAGTCCATTGTATGTTCCTTTTCGGGGGAGTGTCGGGTGATTAAAGTGTGGAGGCCCCGACCCGACTCAGGACCTCCACGTACCTAGCTAGGTATTAGTTTATGCTGGGCGTGTGATACGAAGGCTAGTGCCCTCAGTAGAATCACGAAGCGCAACAAAAGACATTGTGATCATTCGGCTGGTTGGGCCATCGACACCAACATCAGCAGAGTTAATCTTAACGCGAGGGAAGTCAAAGACATAAGGAGCCGTTGTAGTTGGGTTGTCTACAGACACTCGAATTGCTGTTTCTGTCTCGTTTATGAAACGGTTAATCAAATCGGCGTCTTGGAAGTACGCAGTTAGTGTACCCTCAATCTCAGCACGACCAGCCTCAAGGGAAGGTGCACTATCATCACCAATGACGAATGTAGCTTCATATGAGTTGTTCAAGGTAAAGTCTAATGCAGTTACGATAGCTACAGCACCGGGGGAACCAACAGTACCAATGGAAATGTCACCTGAGTAAGCATCAAAGGGTGCAGCACCAGAGGAAGCGTCTTGTGTCTTCTGAGTTTGACTCAGAGTCATGTCCTTACCAACCATGCTGAAGGTAGTCGCTACCATCTGGTTAGGGGCAAGGGAAATAGCCATACTGGAAACAGACATGCCTGTGAATAAACGAGCTTGATCAACGTCAGCAGCGTAATCTTCAATAGAGAAGAACTTAGGCGTAGTGCCAATATCTATAGTTTGAGTTCCAGTTGCTGGGAACGCGCTAAGCATAGCTGACTCAAGGAACAAGTCAAAGTCTCCATCACGAAGGTCAACAACAATGTCGCCACCTACTTGACGGTTACCTTGGCGGTTAACACGAGCCATACGGTCAGCTTGAATATCTGTGCCAGCAAGAACATCTTTAGTTAGGTTTAAAGAGTGGGTGCTGAATGGAAGGTTAGTGAAGTTACCAGCGGGTGTTGTACCAAAATCTGATTCAACAGCGAATGATAAGCTGGAACGTGAACCCTGTGCAAAGGCCATATTAATTCTCCTAATTAGTTATAAATGTACCAACCGATATTAATCGGAGTAAAGTACCAAGGGCTATCTACCATACCTTGCTGACGTTCAGCGTAGTCAATAGACACTGTGATTGTTTCTGCATCTGCATTTGTAAACGAGATGTCTGTAGTTGCTGCAAAGGCGTCTATCACTTTATTAGCGAAGTCGTCTGCTGTAGCTGGTCCTCTACCCTCTGGGGTGTAGGCTGTAACGGAAAAGACACCTTGGTATCTTAACTGTGGGTTTAATCCTCTTGCAGCGGGTCTAGTAACTGTTGGGAGGTATTGTACCTTAAGGAAGCTAGTGCCTGTTGTAGGTACGAATGCTACGTTCTCATAGGCTATAGGGGGTAGACCGGATGTTGAAGATAGCTTACTCTCAAGTGCAGCCCTGATATCGTTTTGGATACTAGCCATAGATATTCCTTATCTTTGCAAATACATGGTATCCATCACGGAACCATTTCTCTCCGTACTCTACATCCACAGCGTGGGGTGAGCCGTTTCTAAGTGTTATCTGGTTGAAGGTGTCTAAGTCTTGAATCCTAGATACATCTTGCATCAGGTTCTCATAACCCTCTTGCTGTTTACCCTGCCTGTTTGCATTATTGGGTAAATTGTCTGAAGACTTACCTCTTGGGCGACCAGCACCTACTGCATAAGAGAATGAGGTAACATATGCACCTGTATCAACGGGGGAGTATTCTACAGCAGTCCTTGCTATGTCTTCCAACCGCTCCTTAACACCATTAAGTGCAAACTCATCTAAGTGTGTTAGTTTGTTGTAGAAGGAACCGTCTATAGCAATCTTAGATACTTTCATGCCTATTCTCCTACGTTACAAATGTAACCTACAGCAGTACCAGCGGAAAAGATCGACATGACAGAGACAACCTTTACGGTGTCACCACTGCCAACTATAAGATCATCAAAGTCAGGGACAGCGGAAAGTCCTAATGCTGAGATAACACACTTTCTAGTTCCACGTACAACCTCACTATCACCAGCAGGGACACCTACGTTATAGTTGTAGAGGTAGGCTGTAATGGAGTAGTCAGTTGTAGCTGAACCGTCTACTGCACCTGTGGCTGGATTGTATGCGCCATCAGCAGTAACCTTGCGTAGAGTAAGGGGCTGACCAAAGTCTCTAACTAGGTTAAGTAGATCAAAGGGGCGAAATGACATGTGATCTCCTATTCGTAATCAGGTGTGTTATATCCTTGGGGGTTCTTAAAGCGGTCCCTACGGAAGGAGTTTTGGACACGATCTGTATCTTCTCTTACAGACTTTATGTCACTCTTAGTTAGCCCCCCAGCTAAAACGCCCATTGCTGCACCAGAGGTCTTACCTTGATACTGTAGGCTATCAGCTAGTGCCAAGTACTGCTTAGCTAGGTCTGAGTAGCTTGCACTTAAAGCTCCACTGAGTTGTGTCGTTACCCGTCTAGAGTATTTAGATGCTATAACACGAGCCGACCAAGCCCCAGCGTAGTAAACATTGTTGCCATTCTGACTGAGAGCAAACACAACCTCTTCGTTCTGGTTCTGTTGGTCAAGTTCGTCAGTATCACCAACTAGTAGTCGTACTGTGTTGAGACGACCAGAGGCCGTAGTAGTGTCCAAGTCTGTAGGATCGTAAGACCATGCCATGTAAGTCGTCTCCATTGTTATTATTTAATAATGCTGTCTCGTATTTCGTAGAAGTCTTCTGTGATCCAGTGGCTTACATTAAGGAAGCGACGAATAAGACCACGTTGCTTGTCATCTATCTTAGACTTCTTACACTTCTTAGAGGCAAACTCTGTGTCACTTGAGGTTCTCTTCTTGACCTCTGCGTTCATCAGGTTAACCAAAGTCTCTAGTTGCTTTCCAGCTAGTTCAGACAGTCGATCTCCGACTTTGTTCTGTACTTCTAATTCTGCGTTGTGGTGAACGTACTGAGTGACGTACAGGCTTGCAACCTTGTCTGGGTCAATCCCGCGCTCTAACCAATTAAAGTGATCTCCGATCTTCCAAAGTTTACCATTTGCATTTAAAGGCATCTTGATAAACAGGGGCCAATCAATTTGTAGTCCCAAGTATGTGGGGTGCATTGTTACTCTCCATTATATGAATACTATTTATGTTATATTATGAGTTGGGAAATGCCCCCGTTAAGGGGCACTCCGTTAGTATAGTGTCGTATTAAGTTACGATTGCGTTGAAGAAGTAACCCAAGTCAGGGCCAACGATCTTCATGTCGTAGGACATCTTAACTTGGATGTGCTCTGCAACCTGCTGACGCTTAAGTGCATCATCAGAGAATGACTCAACAGTAACACCAAGGTTGTTTACACCGGGAATGTTGTTCCAAGCGAATGTCATACCAGCAGCAGGGGTCATCAGACCAGTTGCTTTTGGTGTGTAGCACAACAATGCGTTCTTACCACCGATAAAGGCGTTAACTTCAGTTAAACCTTCAGCAGCTGTGTTGTTTACTGCTTCCATGACGTAGAAGTTCTCTACGCCAAAGATTTCAGCCAACTTAGCATCGTTTACCAATGCAGGGTTGTTGATGGTAGAACCACCATTCAAACGGGAGAGGATATCT